TTGCAGGAGCTTCTGGTAGCTCCCGACATTGTCCCTGGAGATGTTGTGAGCTACCAGACATGCAAAGAAATTTATCTTTATCACCCGTTAGGGGCGCGCATTACTGAAGGGCCTGTTAGTCTTGCGTTGTCTCAGAAACGAAACGTCAAGGTTCCGGATAGCCCAGGCGAACTTTGTGTTGATGCTTTTAATGAAGAATGGAAAATTCTTGGTGGGGATTTCCTTGTTCATAATCTACTTACTCTTAGTCGTATATACGGTATCGCTTCTATCGCACTACTTGTCGATGGAGTAAAGAGTAATGAACAGATTAATTATTGGGAATTGCCTGAGCTTAACATTAGCTTCAATATTCTTGATCCTCTCAACACGGCGGGCAGTCTAGTTCTTAATCAAAATCCAAACGCAATGGATTTTTTGAAATATACCCAAGTCGCAGTTAGTGGTCTGGCGTACCATCCTTCTCGAACTGTGACCGTAACGAATGAGAAACCGATATATCTCGGTTACACAACGTCAGCATTTGGATTCGTGGGTCGCAGTGCATATCAGCGGGCATTTTATCCTCTAAAATCGTATATTAAAAGTCTAATCGCTGATGACTTGGTTGAAACTAAAGTTGGAGTTCTGGTCGCAAAGACGAAACAACCCGGCAATTTCGTCGATAATATCATGGCCTGGGCGATGGCATTCAAGCGCGCTATCGTAAAAGAAGCAGAAACAGGAAATGTCATCAATATTACTCCTGAAGAAGACATTGAATCTCTAAATATGCAGAACTTGGAAGGCCCGCATGTACTTGCAAGGCGAAATATTCTAGAGAACATTGCGAATGCAGTTGATATGCCGGTGAAACTGCTTACTCAAGAATCATTCGCAGAGGGGTTTGGAGAAGGATCAGAAGATGCGAAGGCGGTAGCACGGTATATGGACCGACTTCGAGAGACTATGGATCCAGTGTATCGCTTTTTAGATCGTATTGTGATGCATCGTGCTTGGAATGAAGACTTTTATAAGTCGTTGAAGAGAAAATTTCCTGAACTGTATGCGAATACCGGATATAAAGAAGCATTTTATGATTGGGCGAATAGTTATCAAGCCGTTTGGCCCTCATATCTTCGTGAACCTGACTCCGATCAAGTTAAGGTTGATGATACCAAGATGAAGGCTGCGATCAGTATCTACCAAATTTTGGAGTCTAGCTTCGACCCAGAGAACAAGGCTCGCTTAATTCAGTGGATTTGTGATGCTATCACGAACAACAAGCTCCTGTATTCAAGTCCATTAGCTCTAGATTATAAGAAATTGTTGACACAACTCAAAAAAGACCAAAAAACTAAAGATGATCAGGCTCAAATGGGTATGGAAGCCGATGATCCCCGACCAGAGATCCCAAAAGTTAAGATGTCAAGAGCAGATTCTGGTGAAAAGGGCGTAGTTCGGTTGTTGGAACACTTGAAAAATGCCTCTCAGTAGTGAAGTTGCGAGATCTTTAGCTTATTTACGGAAAAGATATAAAATTTCTGAACCTGATCTAGTTGCTCTGGCAAAAAAGCTATCAAACGTCGAAAAAGAAGAGGAAAGTTGGGAAGAAATCACTCAAAACTACTTGAAACAAAGGAAAAGAAGAAATTTGCTTTCAAGGAATCTACGTGGTACTGTAAAAGTGCCCTAAAGTGCTGAAATTACTGGTATCTGGGGCGAAATCTGAAATCTTCAACAAAAGGAGTATCTAAATGGCTATTCTAGCCTATATAATTCCGGTTGATGGACGTCCGGTTGATCCAGGGTTTGGTGTACCTGGATGGCCTGCACATCCAATCGCCCCTGGTGGGCCGCCTCCAGAAGTATGGCCAGGACCGGGTTATCCTGCTCACCCGATCGCTCCGGGCGGTGGTCCTGCTCACCCGATTGTAATCCCACCGGATGCAATCGCGCCGGGTGTGCCATCTCACCCGATTTATATCCCGGTCTATCCTATGCACCCGATCGTGATTCCTCCAGGGTGGCTAGGAGGTGGTAAGCCCGAGCATCCGATTGTTCTGCCCCCGCCTGAGATCTGGCCATCACCGGGTCATCCAGCGCATCCGATTGCTCCGGGTGGAGGTCCTACGCATCCGATCGTCATTCCACCGGATGCTGTTGAGCCTGGGGTGCCGTCTCACCCGATCGTGATTCCTCCTCCTCCGCTTGGAATTTGGGGTGGATCCAACGAGCCATTCCCAACTCCTCCGATCTTCTTGCCACCTGATTCTCCTGAGAGGGAGAAGCTGATCGAGTGGCATATTGGCTGGAGCGAAAATACTGGTTGGGTCGTAGTTGGCACGCCGAACGTGCCAGCACCGGCTCCGTCGTCGGGGAAGCGAGGTTAATAGACACGACACGGCGCCTCCTGTCGCTGTGTAACTGAGGGGGTCGTGATCCACTGGCCTGGCCCACGACCCCCGCTTTCTCGGAGTAGTCAAATGCCATTGACCGAGAAGGGTGAAAAAATAAAGGCTTCTATGAAGAAGCAATACGGGCCTGAAAAGGGTGAAGAAGTTTTCTATGCCAGTAAGAACGCTGGTAGAATTATCGGGGTAGATGATTTCCAGCACATGGGGTTTACTTCTGCTCAGGCAGAACCTGTCAAAAAGTTGGTTTCAGAATGTGACGCTCTAATTTCACGTATGGATGCATTTGAACATCGAAAATCGCAAAGACAACCGATAACTGTGAAGCCCAAAAAGAAAGACAACATGCAACCATCTAATGTCCACCCAAAGGAAGTTGGATGACGGTTGCTGCTGGCATCCTATTCAAATCGCAAAATGGTCGTGTCTTATTTTGTCGCCGCACTGATGGGTTAGGATGGGCCTTTCCCGGTGGCGTGCAAAAAGATGGTGAGACTATAGAAGGTTGTGCTATTCGGGAGTGTTTGGAAGAAGTCGGGTATAATGCTGGTCATGTTGGTCCGCTACTTAGCCGCAGGATTAAGGATGGAGTTGATTTTTCTACTTTTATTCATAACTGCCCTGACGAATTTGTTCCAAGGCTTAATCATGAACATGATGCTCACGTTTGGATAAATCCTGATTATGCGGATAGTTTGGGTTTACATCCCGGCTGTCACATTGCATTGCGAAAAATGAAAGGAATGAATGAGCTAGAAGTTGCAGAAGCAATTCGAGATGGAGAGCTTACTTCTCCACAGTTTATTGAAAATGTTATGCTGGTAGATATGAGAATCAGTGGTACGGGGTTCAGCTTTCGTCCAAAACTAAATGAATGGGTATTTCGCCGTGATACCGTCTATCTTACTCCTGAATTTCTACGTCGATGTAGTGGAATTCCAATTATCTTGGAACACCCTGCTACTCAAATCCTTAATTCTGATGAATTTTCCAAACGTGTTGTTGGAACAATGTTTCTTCCCTATATCAAGGGAGATGAGGTTTGGGGGATAACCAAGATTTATGAAAAACTGGCGATGAATGCGATTAATAATCTCCCATTATCTACATCACCAAGCGTCGTATTTCGAGATACCAAGGTGAACTATAATATTGAAATGGAAGATGGTAGTAACCTTCTTGTTGAAGGCACACCGAGTTTTGTAGATCACTTGGCAATCTGTGAAAAGGGCGTATGGGACAAAGGTGGTGATGCTTCTGGAATTAGGATAGATTCCGAAGCCACTGGTGAAGCAAGAGAAAAGGTTGTGACTGCTAAACCGGATGAAGAAGGCGGTGAACTTCCGGCACCATCCTTGCCCCCACAAGGGGCAAGCGGGCCTCCTGCTCCACCAATGCAAGGAATCCCTCCAGGCTTAGTTGGATTAGCAGATAATATGAGCAAGTTTGCAGAAAGACTCGACAAATTCATGACTAGGCGGGACTTAATGGTCCGCTAGAGCCGCGCGGCGACGCGCAACTTCGCTGCTCACAGAAGGAGGCACACATGCCGACAGCAGCAGACACTGGAAGCGCCAGCGTGGATTCTATGCTGGCTGATGCCATCGCAAAGATGGATGCGCTTACCAAGCGCATGGATGCATTGGAGACCGGCGAAAAGCACGGGACTCCTATCAAAGGAGACGACGATGACGATAAAAAGTCGGCACGCGGTGACAAAGTTTCGTCGTCTAAGTCCGACGACGACGATGACGACGACAAGGGACGCAAGAAGGGTGACGATGCGATCACAGCTCCCAAGACTAAAATCAAAGATGATGCGAAGGGAGCTGCGTCGGCTGATGCAGCAAAGCCTCCGGCCTCGTTGAAGGACGACGACGGCGAGCTCGAAATCAAACATGGTAAGGAGAAGGACGATTCTGTCCCTCCGCAACCTCAGGGCAAAGGCGGCCGAGGCGATGCTCTGCCTCCGCAGTTCAGGAAAAAGGCGGACGCAGCCAAAGCCAAGTCCGACGACGATGATGATAAGAAGGACGATGCTGCCAAGGATGACGATGATGACGATAAGAAGGACGATGCTGTGAAAGACGATGCAGCCGACCTTCGCCGTCAGCTTTCGACTCAGGCGACTACCATCGCTCGTCTCGAAGCGTTGCTGAAGCCCAAATCTGATGAAGAACACGCTGCGTTCGCAGACGCACAGTCAAGGGCAGATGCAGTGTTCGCCGGCTTTGGGACTCGTGCCCCACGTCCACTGGAGGGCGAGGCTCTCGGTGACTATCGTCGTCGCTTGGCTACCAAGCTGAAGTCCCACTCTCCGACTTGGAAGAGCATCAAGTTCTCCAAGTTGGATGACGAGGCTTTCGCGGTTGCCGAAGCCCAGGTCTACTCCGACGCGGCTGGAGCTGCCTCAAATCCTGTGGATTTGGCGGCGGGAGAGTTGCGCGAGGTCACAAAGATCGACCCACAGACCGGCGTTCGTTCCATTGTCTTCTATGGCAAGGAATCGTTCGTCAAGGGTATGGGTCGTCCCGGCCGGAGGGTAGCTTCCTTCCGCACCTTGGCATCACAGTAACCCGCCCTCTAGGTAAGAAGGAGTTCCTTCGCTATGCAACTCAATCCCTATGTCCAGACCAACGCGCCTGGAATGTTCACCATTGAGTCCGATGGGCTCATTGTTGGCACCGCTTATCCTGATCCGGCAGCGCGCTTCGCACTCGCTGGTGGATGGCTGGCACAAACCGAAACTCTCCCCATGTTCGGGGGTGTAGCAATTTCGGAAAATGTGCCGCAAGAACGGCCTCCTGTGACACGAGCCGATGTTGCTCTTGGTGGCATCATTGCTCGAGCCACAGCGTACACGAATCTCACCGGGTTTAGTGTATTCGATCAGAATTATGCTGCCGTGAATTCGCCGCAATCCCCTGTTCCTTCAGTGGATAAGGGTGGTTTGGTGAATTTCTACCGGCTTGGTTCTGGCGCTCGTGTTGCGCTGGCGATTGATCCTACCTTGATTTCGCTGGAAGGTGGGCTCATTACTGCGCAGGTCTCCTGGGACTTCACTAACCAGAAGATCATTGCTTTTGCAACCACGGCACTGAATGTCAGAATTCTGGCGATCAAGGCTTCTGGGTGCATGGTTCCAGTCTATACTTCTGGGACTGGATTCATCACGTGGAACTATAACGGAGCAGCAGCGGTCTGTCTGCTGTAATCTCAACCTGAATAGGCCGGGGCCATCCTTGGCCTTCCATATCTAGCATAGGAGTCGCACATGCCTTCGATTGCTCCGGCATTTGTTCAGGTTCATCCCTCTTACATGATGCCTGATACTTTGATGCCATATTCCCAAGCGTCAGGTGCTTTTGAGCTTCTGGCGTCCGGTGCCCCACTTATCCGGCTTTCGGATGGTGATCTGTACGCTTACATCAAGCGTGTTGATCTTCGCACTCGAATGGCCGCTGGTCAATCGGCTTACAACCAGTTGCCGGGTGTGAGTTTCGCACTCTCGCAGATCAGCGCACCTACTTATCTTCTTCGAGTCCGTGCAGAATATGACCATCATGACACGGCTGCAATGGCTCGGTGGGGTCTCAGCATCGTAGATGCTCATCGCCTTGGTATGCGACAAGCTGCATTCCAGCTTATTCGGAATGGTTTATTGTATGGGTTCAATCCTGTCAACGGTGAGGGCCTCGTCAATACCAGCGGCGCGACGGCAGTTAACCTTCCGGCAGACAGTGCTGGGAATTCAACGGTTGTCACCTACGACAACGGTCAGATGGCATTTTTCCTGATCGCACAGGTTAGTGCCCTCAAGACCAGAACCAATCAACTTGGAATTGGTCGCAGGTTCGTGTTCGTTGGTCCACAACGGACACTCGGCGCGATGGAATATCAGAATATTGTGCAGCTCACCAGTTATCAGCGTGTCGGTGCTGGCAGCACTTCCACCGCTGGTGTGCTCAAGGATGTTCTCGAAATGAATGACGACGAGATCGTTTGGGCCTATGACGACACTCTTATCGGCAAGGGCGCGGGCGGTAACGACGCGGTTATTATCGTTATGCCGGAAGTCGAGCAGCCGAGTGGTTCGCGGATCAACACGAACGAATTCGCCAAACTCACTCCATCTATGGAAGCTTGCACGCTTCAGCTTGCTGACATGGCAGCGCCGCGCGAGATTCCAGTTCCGCTTGCTGGTGGTGCAATCGACGTGCTTGCCGAGCAGCGCGTCACTTCTGGATGGGGTGTCCGTCCGGAGGCGATTACTATCGTATCTATGCAGTATCAGTAAGTCGCCGGCGCTCCTGCGTTAGCACGAACTGACGTGCTTCAAACTGTGGGGACGACTGTAAGCGTCCGGCGCGGGATCTATTGGAGGATTACATGCCTGAGTTGTACATTGGAAATGTATCCAAACAAGTTCAGATGTTTGCATACCGTTCACCTGAAAGGCCGGGTATCATAACTCAGATTATTCCCATTGGCGGGCAAATTCGTGTTGCTCCCAATGGCATTAAGACTGATTTGACTACTCCTGAAATTGATTCTATACTTGAACAACATCGAATGTATGGGCTTACTTCGGTGGATGATTTGGATATTATTCGTAATAGTCCCTTCAATAGTCTTGTTTATTGCGTTGGGAAACCAATTTCAGCGGAAAAGCTTCGTAAAGGAATGCAAAAGAAGGAAGAAGCCTTGAAGGCTATGGGTCAACGTATTCGGCAAGAAGCAGCACTTGCTGTGAATTCTCAGATCGAGGAACAGATTGGCGCTCCATTGCGTCAGTTGGAAATGAGTTTCCAGGAAGAAGAGCCTCGTGGTGGCTATTCTGATGATCTGGACCATATTGCTGAAGGTGTCCGGGTTACACGAGAACAGGCTTCTGAAGGGCGACGTGGACGGCGTGGATGACGAATCCTTCAAAAGCTCCTACGCCAAAAGTTCCCACCATTGTCATAAAAGTGGGTGAGCAGGAAATTCTAACACCTGTATGGGAAAACCCTGAGGGTGGTAAAGTTGATCTAGGTCAACCAGACTCTTCTGGAAATCAGGTAACTTGGACTGTAACTCCTCATGGTATTATTGATCTTGGACATAATCTAGCAGGTCCGGATAAACCGGGAGGGACCACTGCGATGGCTACAGCAGTTGGATTAGGAAGCTGTACTGTGGTCGCCACTGCTACCAGCGGATTAGTCAGTGCAGAAATGCACATCAATGTGGTGTCAGAGGGTCCTGTTAAGGGTGAAATAAAGGCCCAAGATGTCTAATGTGGCTGTTGCACCGAAAGCTGGACCACCTCTAGTAATCCCGCCTGGAAGTCCTACTTTTGATGGATTCAAGGCATGGGTATCGGCTGTTATGGGCGTGGATTCTGTAAACATGCCCGATGATACTACGCTTCAGGTTGCTTATGATCAAGCTTTAAATCTTGCTTATTTAGGATTAGCAAGTGTTCCTAGTCAAGTTACAACGATGAGTATTTATGCTCAGGCTGTTTATAATCTAGGTGGACATTATTTAGTTGAATTTGCAGTTGATAACCCAAATTCTACATTCTGGCAAGATTTACGAAACAAGTTTGGTATCTACAATTTTACAGGTGGAATTACAAATCAGGCTCATGACCAGGGTACCGGAGAAGGAATGTATATTCTTCCTATATTTGCTGGTATGACAATGATGGGATTGCAGTTTTTGAAGACTCCTTGGGGACGTGCTTATCTGGCAATTGCTGGAAGTTGGGGACCTCTCTGGGGTCTTACAATATGAAACTTCAGCTTGGTTTCGAGGATATTCCATATGCTCAGCGGTATTCAGCCGAATCTCCGATACTTGCTTCAATAAAGAAACGAGTAGCTCGTAAGCAAACTCAGGCCCAACAGTCCTATGGACAAGGCAAAACTTCTGGTGAAGTTGCGGCAGAAATAGAAAAGAAATATAGTCTTGTAGAAGTTTTCTATGGATTAGAGGAAGACTTTGTTATTCAGAATTTTGAAGAATCTTATGCGAATTCTCTGGATTTAGGGATGTGGGGCCAATCCTGGGATGTAGCATGGGATCCTTCTCCCTTGGAAGGTAAATTCAGACGGAGTCTTTCTCAGCGAAGATTTGATGGAATTATAAAGGGAGTTCCAACAAAAGCTTCTTTAGCTGGTGTATCACACTTACGACGAGATCCGTTTAAGAAGGGGGCATCTCAACGCCCAAGCTTCATAAACACAGGTCTATATCAGCGAAGCTTTAGGGCTTGGACGGAGGAATAACATGCTCGCTACAATTCTACTGTGCTTCGCCTTCGTGTTTGCTGTTATCGCAGCATTGTTCATTACCACGGTCCAACGTCCACCAATCGCTATTCACTTCGGCTGGTTGGCAATAGCGTTTTGGATATTGGCTGAACTTTTAGGACGGGGCTTTGGGATAAGATAACATGCCAACAGAACCTTGTTCTCCCATCAACAAACCGGGTCAACCTGTAGGTAAGGGGAAACCTATGCCTACTCCGGCAAAGCCCGAATCTCCTGGGGCATGTTCAAATCCATCTTTGG